GTCAATTCCTGACTATAAATGGTCTGTCCGAGTACCACAAGGTCTTAAAAGATAAGATCTCCCTGCATCTACTCTTGCTGGTAAAAGAGTATAAAGAATCCACCGCGGGCCAAAATACTATACTGAACCCACGGTTAGTGAATTCATATCTTTCCTCTAAGTTTCTTACGGAAACTCTTCACACTGCTGTAAAACAACAAGCAGATAGTGAAAAGTTAAAAACTTTCAAGGAGAATTCACAACGACATCATACTATTGTGGAGAAAACAGCTTTTCAGTGCTGTATTCTTCATTTGGGGCACAACCTTCAACCGTTGCGCCCCTTGGGGGGTCCCCTTGACCCCCACAGTGCTGGAGATTCCGCTCCCGGCACTGTCATTTTTCACCTCTCACATGTAATACCCGTAGCCTACTACCTGGCCATGCTCAACTATGTTGATCTTGGTGAAAAATACTTGAAGTATAAGTGCTGCGAAATTGCAAACCGGTGTTTTGAACAAGTCGAGAAATGTCCTCGACCCGAATTCATGCACCCTCTTGATAAATCCCATGTCCTCTTCGGTGGTCCATACTATATCCACCTTAGGAAAGCGTACACCTCTAACAAAGATACAATCAAACTTTGTTTTGGATGGGAAATTAATAATATTAAGAAGGGAATGCCCGAGGTCTCGGATGAAATGGCAGAAGCTGAAAAATTAGCAACTGTTAAATCATTGACGACAGAACACCCAATCACTACACCAATAATTATGACTGTGAACGGTAATCTTGAGGTAACTCAAGAATTACTTACCGAGCAGGTAAGAAGATCATCTAATGACCTCTTCCCTTTAGGATGGTACTCCCAACCCTCTAAACTCCTAACCCCTTCGACATCCGGACATATTAATATGTCCCGTCCTAGAGGTGGAGCCCTCGGATCATTCATAGAACGTGGTTTTACACAGGGTATGTCAACAAAAACGTCAGAAGTAAGCGACCTGGAACTTTATTGTCCCAACCTTCGCCTTCCTCTTCGTCAACTGACTCCCCATGTTCAATTACCACCCATAATTATTAAACAGACCCGTTTGAACCATTTGCCAAACGAAGTTTTAGAATATATCCAAACATTCTTAACTGTCTTTATCCCCACCACCCAACACATTACTCCATTCCTAAGAACGATCAAGGACCATACCAACCTTGAGCTTTCGGAACAGAATTTTCATGTTGAACCAGTTGCGTTAAAAGAACCATTTAAGGTTAGAATAATTACAACTGGTCCTGAATCTCAGTATTATATTTGCCGTTACATACAAAAGGCAACACATAAACAACTGAGGGCATGCGCTAATTTTGCTCCCATTGGGGAACCTCTAACAGGAAATTACCTTAATAATAACCTGTTGGTCCCTAGGGAGGATGAGTTTTATGTTAGTGGCGACTACACAGGCGCCACCAATAACATAAATCCTGGGTTATCAGAAGCTTGCGCTAATGAGATCTCAAGAAATGCGGGTTGGACTGAAGAGGTCCGTCAGACTTATATTAAGTCTCTGACGGGTCATCATTTCAACCTAGGGGGAGGGCAAGCTGAGTGGGCTCCACAGAAGTGGGGCCAGCTCATGGGTTCACCGACATCATTTCCCATATTATGCATTATCAATCTCGCTTTGACTAGGTATGCCTTCGAAATTTCAAATTTTCGTGGCAAGAGTACCTGGACATTGGAAGAGACACATGCTGTAATAAATGGTGATGATATTGGTTTTGTCGCAGATCAAAATCTATATAATATATGGAAACAAATCACAGCCGCAGGGGGTTTAACACCTTCCATGGGGAAGAATTTTTGTTCCAAAAAATTTATAGTTCTGAATACGATGATGCACTTTCATGAGGAGAGGAATGACCTCATGACTGGGTTTGTGGTGGAACGTAACTTTCGCTTTATACCGTATACTAATCTTTCGCTTTTACAAGGGAAGACATCTAACGGTAAGGAAGTGAAGGCTCATTTGGTAATACACAATAACGATAAGTTCAAGGACTTGTCTGGAATGTGTAATGACCTCATCAAAGGGCATGCATATGAAAAGCAAACCTCCTTGTGTCGAACTTTTATCGACATATGGAGGCCTATGCTTAAAGGTGCCTTGCCTGCTGGTTGTTCGTACTTTACTCCTAAGCACCTCGGCGGTCTTGGCCTCCCTCTACTGGGAGCCTGGACAGGCCGTAGGTCACCAATTAGTTTCCTTCAAAAGAAATTCGCTGGTTATTTGAGTAAAAATATTAAGCAACAGAATGAGATCGTGTCGATGAGCACCCTGGATCCTAATACATCTGTATCCCTCTATAAGGGGGCAGTGAAACGTATTGACCAGTGGTTACGTGGTTGTGATTTAATGGTTGTGAATAAATGTGATGTGGAGGATGAACTATTAAATGTCGCGATAGCAGAGGAGTTATCGTGTTGTGAATATAAAGACATTCAGGAAGAAGTTAAATCTTTTAATAGGTTAACGTTCTTCCAGGAGAGTTTTAGGAGGAGCTGGAATGCGATGAAGAAGTCAAAGGTTGATGCGCTAACGCGTTATCAACGTTTGATTAATCATCCCAAGGCTTTGATTCCTATCTGTCCTTTTGAATTTATACAACAGCACGTCGACCTTAGAGCTTTCTAATCTGGTTATAATATAATACAAGGTGGGGGTTATTAATATGCAGTTAGGGTTAACAATATACGACAAACACGAGTGTTTCAAAACTCAGTAGGCGTGATGAAACTCCGTTCATTAGTATATCAATGTGACCAGTCCTGTGATTGTAATTCTTATTAAATATAATTTGATTAGTTATCTCACTCGAGGTACGGAAGTTCCGTACGGGTAAAGTAATGTGTCAACGACATGTTTAAATTATGTGGAGGTTTGGTGGATCATAGTTCTGGGGCCGAAATATGAGTTGTGGAGATTGTGAAACATTGTTTTATGATCTTCGTGATTTAGTTCTTGGCTTTATGATTGTGACATGCTTATATCCCATAGTACTTTACAGCACTC